CCGACGACGAGGACAAGATCGACCCGGACCACATCCGTCCGATCGCGTTCGACTCCGACATGTACGCCCACAAGATCAACTTCGCCGGTGAGCTCACCGCTGAGGGGATCATCGAGCAGGTTCTCCGCTCGCGTACCCACTACAAGGGTTCGGGCAACCCGACGTTCTACACCACGGACGAGGTCCTCACGACTCTCCTCCTGGTCAAGGACGCCGTCGGTCGTCGTCTGTACGAGACGCAGGAGGCCCTCTCGGCTCAGCTGCGTGTCAAGAACATCGTCACCGTCGAGGTCATGGACGACACCCCCGAGGTCGTCGGCATCATCGTCAACCTCACCGACTACACCGTTGGTGCGGACGCGGGCGGCAACGTCTCGCTGTTCGACGACTTCGACATCGACTACAACCAGTACAAGTACCTGATCGAGACGCGCATCTCCGGTGCGCTGACCAAGCCCAAGTCGGCTCTGGTCCTGAAGCGTGAGGTCGGCACCGCCGTCACCCCGCAGCAGCCCTCGTACAACGGTACGACCCACACCCTGACGATCCCCAACCAGAACGGTGTCGTCTACTCCATCGACGGCAACGACGTCGCTGCGGGCAACAAGGTGATCAACGAGTCGACCGAGGTCGAGGCCCGTCCGAAGATGGGCTTCTTCTTCCCGAAGGACACCGTGACGGAGTGGCAGTACACCTACACGGCGTAAGCTGCTAGGTAATCAAAATGGCAAAGTTCGCGGGAAAGATCGGTTTCGGCGAACAGGTGGAGACTGAGCCGAGTGTTATCGAGATGGTCATTACGGAGCGAAACTACCGTGGTGATGTAATTCGTAACACTCGGTCTCTTACCGACGGTGAGAAAGTGAACAACGACATCACCGTCGGTAACTCCATTAGCATCGTAGCCGATGCATACGCTCGTGGACACTTCTTTGCCATGCTGTACATAGAGTGGCAGGGGGTGCTGTGGTCCGTCTCAAACGTGGACGTGCAGCACCCCCGGCTCATTCTCCGGCTGGGAAAGGTTTACAATGGCGTCACGGCTTGATCTCGATGTGCTGCTTCGTGCGCTGATCCCAGAAGGTACAGTGTATTACCAACCGGGTTCGAACATTACGATGTCTTACCCGTGCATTGTCTACGAGCGTGACTACAGCAACGCTCAACACGCAGACAATGCCCCCTACCGTCAGTCATGGCGGTACCAAGTCACGTTGATCGGTCGCAAACCCGACAATCCCCTCGTCAATAAGCTAGTCATGCTTCCTAAGTGTCGCTACGTAAGGCACTTTGAGACGAGTCAACTTCATCATGATGTGTTCAACATCTACTACTAGCTAGGAGCTATACAAATGGCTGAAATCAAGTGGGATGGTGTGGGCGACCGCATCTTCGAAACTGGCGTCGATCACGGCGTTCTCTACGTTCGCGACGACACGGGCAAGTACCCGCAGGGCGTGGCGTGGAACGGTCTCACCACCGTCACCGAGAGCCCCTCGGGCGCTGAGGTCACTCCTCAGTACGCTGACAACATGAAGTACCTCAACCTGCAGTCGGCTGAAGAGTTCGGTGCAACCATCGAGGCCTTCATGTACCCGGACGAGTTCGCAGCTTGCGATGGTACCGCGGAGATCGCTCCCGGTGTGTTCGTCGGTCAGCAGAACCGTGCGACCTTCGGCTTCTCGTACCGCACTAAGGTCGGCAACGACACCAAGGGTCAGGACTACGGCTACAAGCTGCACCTGATCTACGGCGCCCTCGCGGCTCCGACGGAGAAGTCGTACACGACCATCAACGAGTCGCCCGAGGCCATGACGTTCAGCTGGGAAGTCAGCACCACGGCCGTCGAGGTCCCCGGCTACAAGCCCGCCGCTCAGGTCGTCATCGACTCGACCGTCGTGCCGCCGGAGTACCTGGCCGCTGTTGAGGACATCCTCTACGGCACCAGCACGGGCACGCCCAAGCTGCCGACCCCGGCAGAGCTCATCGCTCTCGAAGAGGCGGCTGGCGCGTAACAAAACCATTTGAAAGGGAGGTCAAGATGCTCAAGATCGTTGTCGGAGAACGCCTTGTTGAATCGTTCGACGAAAGTACTAGTACCGTAGTCAACGTTAAGTCCGGCGGAATTGCGACAGTCGAACTCGAGCATTCCTTGGCCTCCCTTTCAAAATGGGAGTCGAAGTGGGAAAAACCCTTCCTGGGTAAGGAAGACAAGACTCCTGAAGAAACACTAGATTACGTCCGATGCATGGTTGTAAATCCTGATTTCACAGAAGAACTACTCCAGGCATTCTCTGCCGAAAACTTCCAGGCTATCAACGCCTACATCAACTCGAAACAGACAGCTACGACAGTCGGAGTTAAGCCCGACACCCCCGGCAAGGCCGAAGTTATCACAGCTGAAATCATCTACTACTGGATGGTTGCCCTGAACATTCCGTTCGAGTGCCAGTCCTGGCACCTTGAGCGTTTGTTCTCCCTAATTCAAGTCTGCAACATCAAGAACGCCCCCGAGAAGCCTAACAAGGTTATGAAGGTAGATGACCTCTCGCGCCGTCGTGCGCTGAATGAGGCTCGCAAGCGTCAGATGGCTTCACGCGGATAATCAAAGGAGTAACGTCATGACCCGTCTCGAATGGGGTACCGACGGTGAGAAGTACTACGAGGCCGGTGTCGATCGTGGCGTGCTCTTCCCCCAAAAGGGTGCAGGAGTTCCCTGGAACGGTCTAGTCAGCGTTGTGGAG